GCGACCGACACGATGTAAAAGCTGTTCGCTGTACCAACACCAGATGCCAGCGCGGGCGTGTTGGTGCTTGCGTTCCAAGTGCCTTTGTAGACCAAAGCCGATGAGATCAGATTGATCTGGTTTTGCAGGCTGGTCAGTGTGTCCAGCACGCCTTGGCTGGTGCCGCCGCCGTTGGTGATGACCTTGATCTTCTCGGCCAGATCAGGCGCTACCACTTCACCCACGTTCAGCGATTGACCATCAGACAGGTTGATGACCAGCGAGCCATCAAAGTCAATAAACGCATTGGTGACAGACACGCCGTCCTCACCGTCGCTGCCATCCATGCCGCGTGCGCCGTCCATGCCGCGCGGGCCTGGCGTACCGTCTTTACCATTGCGACCGTCCTTGCCGTCGCGCCCGTCCTTGCCGTCGATGCCGTTGCGGCCATCTTTGATGGTGGACACACGCTTTTCGATCACCGTGGTCACACCGTCGTACTTCTCGCGGATGTCGTTGTCGATTTTCTTGAGCGCCTGGATGACCAACTGCACGTTGCCCGCAACTTTGCGCTTTTGCATCTTCTCTACGCTTAACATGAAGTCATCAACTTCACTCAACACATTGTCCGCCAAATCGTCAATGTTTGAGTTATTGAAAATTTTATCGATTGCCATTTGTAAGCTCCATGTTCAAAGTTTCGAGGAAGTCATTTTCCGCGTCCACAACATTGTTCTTTGCATTGTTCATTTGCAACTCAACAATCTTGCTCTTGTTCTTGATGTCCGCTTCCTTGAGCATCAGCTCCGCGATCTTAACCCGCTTGTCGAACTCGTTGGACTCGTTGCCCGCTGGCAAGTTCTTGGTGGTCGATGCGATCACCTTGGCCTGCACTTCCTGCGGCATGAGCTGCGCCTCGGTCATCAGCTTGGTCGCCTCTGCCCGGTTCTGCTCAGCCTGCGTCGTGTTGACCGCGATCTGTGCCTGCGCTGCTTGCATCGCCAACTGCTGTTGGGCTTCTTGCATTGCTTGTGCCTGTGGGTCTGGTTGGCTCATCTGATCGAGTGCTGCCATCAACTCATAGCGGTTGGTCAGACTGGAGTTGTTCAAGATGCCCTTCAAGATCAGCGGCAGCACCGGGGTGTTTGGACCCAGTGTCTGGAGCAAACCAATGAACTGCTGCTGTTCGTACTCACGGGCGATGATGCCCAGCGTTGCCGTGGGGATGAACTTCATGTCCACACTCGGGTAACGCTCAGGATCGAACTGCATGTACCGGAACGCCGCTTTTTGGATGAACGGGATCAGGAAATCCTCTTGGAAGTTCACCAGCGTGCGCTTGTACTTCTTGATGATCGTGGCCACTGCCATGCTCATCCCCGCGCCGTCACGGTTGCCTTGGCTCACCATACCCTGGCTGTCCAGCGTGCCCGTGGCCTGCAACAACATGCGCTCGAACTCTTTGGCCGTGTTCAGGTTGTTCAGGCTCGTCTCGCCGAACTTGAATGGGTACAGAATCTCAGCCGGGTTGCCGTTGACCATGAACGCTTTGCCCGGCTTGACCTCGAACCGTGCGCCGCGCGGCAGGCGGGTGGCGTCCATGCCCATCATCGGGCTGGTCGTCAGCGCCAGCGAGTCCAAGTGGCTGCGCACCTGGGCATCAATCGCCTTTTGCATGTTGTAGGACTTCTCGACCGTGCCACGGCCAAGCAATCGGTTGGGCACCGTGTCATCTTGGTAGCTGATGACCGGACGGTCCTTCATCATGTACGGGTTTTCTTCTGCTTTGAGCAGCAAACCGTCGTTGGCGATCACAACAATCGCCTCCACCATGTCCGAATAGTCCTCGGCTGCGCTGTCGTCGGGGAACAGTTCCTCGACCTCAACGTCTTTTTCGGTCAGGTATTCGCGGGGCACCAGGCCGTAGTACGTCAGCAGGCGCACCTTTTCGTCGCGGTACTGGCTCAACTCCTGCGTCGGCTCCAGATCGGTGTCCTCATACGTCGGGGTGATGTTCACCTTGCGGTAAATACCCTTCTCGATGCCCTCAACGATCTTGTGGATGCCTACATACTTCTCAATTGCAACGCCCATGCAGTCGTCCACAGACGTGCCGTTGGGGTCAAACAGGAAGTTTTTCGGGTTGACGGGCATGATCTTGACCGCAATCCGGCTTTTCTCGACCACACCAATAGCCGCTTGGCCCATCTGGCCAGGAATCGGCTGAGTTGCAGGCTCGAACACCTTTTCCGTCTTCACAACGATCTCGCCAATGCCAGTGCCGTAGATTTCGGCCATCAATTCGATCTGGTCAATGGCTTTTCTGATCTTGTCCTGCTTAAAGTCCTCCGTGAGCTGCGCTTTGAGCATCTCAACGTCCAACGGGTTGCCGTTAACGTCTTTCAGGTCGTCTTCGATGTCGAAAAAGTCGCCTTGCCCGAACACGGCCTCGATAATTTCAGCGTGTCTGGTCTCTACGGCCTGCTGGGTGGCCGGAGTCACGATCCTTGATCGCTCAGAGTCGCGTGTTTTGTCCTCTGCCGCCCACTCACCACGGAAAATTCTTTCGAATTCTAGATATTTATCAAGAAAGTTTGTATTTCTATAATCTCTCCAACGATCACAGTGGTCAACAACAAAGGCCGTCAGCTCTTTGTCCGACTCGGTGGGTTCTTGGTATTCGCTCTGCTTTAGATCGGCCATCTTCAAACCTCGTATAGGTTGTTTTTGCGCCTGTTGTCCACAGCAGGGATGACGCGCAGGTTGTTGGGTACGTGAAGTCCGCTGACAAACTCACCTTGTAGCGGGATTATATGGTCTACATGCCAATCGTAGCCACTTTCCCGGTTGCGCATCGCCGCCAGTTGGTATAGGCACTTGATCTTGAGTAGGTCAAACTCTGTCAACCAAGCTGGTGTGCGCTTGAGTTTTGCTGCGTTGCGCTTACTGACCCTTGCAACAATAACGGCGCGGTTTTTTTCAACCCAGATTGATTGAGTTTTTTTGTATGCTTCTGTTTTTCGGTGCGCCGCTCTCTTGGCTTTAATTTGCTCTTTGTTGGCCGCATAGTACCGTTTTTTGTTTTCCGCTTCTTCAGCTTTAACTCTTGCTTCACGAGCTATGCTGGTTTCAGGTATACCCATAGGATGGGCGCGAATTTTCGCTAAGTACTTTTCCCGCGTTGTACGGCCTTGGCTATCACGCAATTGATTACGTTTTGCTTTTAGATCGTCGGAATTCTCTGTGCGGTAGGCTTTTACTTCTGCGTATTTGCAAACTTTGCAGAAATTTAAGTGTCCATCTTTTGCTTCTTTGTGCTTCGGAAACAACGATAGCAGCTTGACCTGAGCGCAGATTTTGCAAGTTTTAGTCGGCTCAGTGGTCATTTTTTTACCCAGGTTAACAGCCCGAAATTACGTCCATGGGCTCCCAATCGTCATCTGCTTCTTCAAAGTAGCTAGTTATAGCTAATTGGTCTACATAACTAAGACTATCGGGTAAATCGTCGTGGACGCCTTGAGATGGAAACATCAAGAGCTGGTCCACGAACACAGACCAGTCTTCTTCGCTGTTCAGGACGATTCTACCGTGTTCAAACCGCCCCTGCAAAGACCAAATCACCCGGTCGGTCTTCTTCCGGTTGCCGTGCGTCAGGTCCACGATGTGACTGTACACGTTGTTCTTCCGCATAAGGTCTGACAAATACGGCAGAACCGCGTTTTTTAACGCCCCTCTTTCGATCCCGATGCTCAGTGGCCGATAGTCGCGCATCTTCATCAGTATCTTGGCGGCTGTTTCCCTCACGTCCCAGCGTCCGTGTTCGATCTCTTTCACAAACCACTTGCCGTCGTCCGTCACCTTGACGACTGCAATCGCCGACTCGTCCAACCGCTTCTTGCTGTTCGCCGCCTGCTTGGCCACTTCCTCGAACCCGGCCAAGTCCACCGCCACGAAGTAGCTCCCGTAGTCCGGTTCTTCACCGTACTTCAGCCACTCCTCTTTGAACACATCCGCGCCCGCATTCGAGAAACTCGCCAGGTATTCCTGCTTGAACGCAAACGTGCTCAGCGTCTTCTTGGCCGACTCGATCTCCGACGGGTCGATCAGCGGGTTGTCCTGCGTGGTGAAGTGCCAGCTTTTCCAGTCGCTGTCCTGCTCGTCTTGCCCCAACTTCCACAGGTCATGGAACCAGTTTCTACCCTTTGGCGACCCAATAAATAACCCGCGACCTTTCTTATCGGACAGCGACGCCCTGATAACTTGTTCCCAAGCCTCGGGCTTAATGTCCGCCACCTCATCGAGTACGGCGTAGGTCAAAGACACCCCGCGCAAAGTATCTGGTCGGTCTGCCCCGCGCACATAAATTCTTGCGCCGTTAATCAAGGTGATGTCCAGGTTATTGACGTGGCTGCTTTGAATGACATCGCGGCCCAAATCCAACAACAAATCCCAAATGATCTGACGGCTCTGCCCCATCGTCGGGCTGACGTACAAGACCGCCGACCCTTGCGGGCAGCGCAACCCCTCGATGAGCAACGTAATTGCCGACAGCCGCGACTTTCCACAGCGCCGCCCTGCGGCAACAACCTTGAATCGGGTTTTGTCTTTGAAAACTTGCTCCTGCCATGGCAAGAGGGCGAAGGATAAATCAGCCATTGTGGTCCCTTAAGTACTTGGCTGCACGCTCCATGATGTCAGGGTTGTCTTTCAGCATGCCAATTCCGACATTGCACTTCGTGCACAGTAATTTTCGGATTTTTCCGGTTACGTGGTCGTGGTCAACGAACATCTTTTTTCCCACGGAATCTTCGTGGTCGTTGCAAATAGCGCAGCAGAAGCCTTGCTGCGCCCTGAGCAAATTGTACTGCTCAAGCGTTACGCCGTACTTGCGTATCAGCGCGTTGTTTGCTCCGCGCTCTTTGTTGTTGCTATGCCAGTCTCTTGACCGATCCAGTATTTTCTCTCTGTGCTTTTCATAGTGCCTGCGTTTTTGTTCTTGACGTTTGTCCGGGTTAGCCACACGCCATTCTTTTAACGCCGCCAACTTAACCTGTCGTCGCTCCGGCGTCGGGTTTGTGTCGAGTAACGACACGCACGCTTTGCACTTGTACTGATAGCCACGGGTTGTGGTCGCCGCTTTATGAAAGCTGGACGCGGGGAATTCGCCTTTGCAGGCGTTGCATAGAAGTTGAAGCATTGATTTCCTCTTTCAGAAGGATTGGGGTGTTAAGCCACGCGCACCCCAGAACGCGGTGAAAGCTCTTACGAGTCGGCTTGCCTATATTCTACATCTTCGGCGTTATTTTCGCCAACGGTTATTGGCACTTCACCAATCCCAGTAATCGAGATCGTGATGGCGCTGCGCTGGTTCTTGTCCTTCTCGAACATACCGATCGGCAGCGTCCTGTCCATGCACATCTTCAGCGCCGCCATCTGACCGGGGTGCTCATCATTGAGCGCAATCTGGATCACCTTCTCCGCGACATCCTTGCCGCCAGACCTGATCATCAGCTCTTTCAGCTCCTTGATGCGTTGGTGATCCGTCTTCGGCAGGATCGCAGGCGGGTTTTCTGCGTACCTCTGGATCGTCATCTTGATCGGTCTACCGCGTTTCTTCGGTTCTGGCATCTTTTACCCTTTCGGAAGTTAGCGCGATTGTAGGTCAAATAGTCATTTTTTCCATTTTCACTTTTTCAGAATGGCAGAAGGTCCTGTAACTTTTTATCTAACAGCCAGACCCCTCCCCCCCATGCTTTAGGCTTCAACCTTTGAGGCTTCAAGCAAACTGCGAGCGGCTTGGAGCTGAGAGCACTTAACATAACGTTGCAGTGGGAGCATGGGGGCCGGAGGGCCCTTTTTGCCAGTACTTGACCGGGTACTTGATGCGCTGTCTGTTATGCCGAATTGTTATATCTGTTATCTGAAAACAGCATATCTTCGAGGTTGTCGCCAGGGCGAAAACCCGCATTGTGCAACACTGTATAAATTGACAGCAATTCTTTGAACCCGCGTGTCAAGTCACCTTGACCAGCTGTCAGCAAAACAGCGCGATCTTGATCTGTCAATTTGCGCTGAAATTCAACTGTGTCTAACTTGCATGGTCTAACCATTGGAAATGCCTTTCTGGGTCATCTAGGTCAAATTGTCACCCTAATTTTATCGCCCAATCCTACGCAGCGTGTTTTTGGCGTGTGTCTGATTCTGGGCTGTTCACCTATATATATATACCCTTACATAAAAGTTCATAAAATAATGACAATTTGACCCAGAATCCCCGCAAAGCCGCGCCAATGCTAGCTTTCCTCTGGGTCAAGTCGCCCCGAAAAGATGACAATTGATTGTCAAGACATAACACAGCCTAAGGGTAAACACCTAGAAAATACTGGTAAAATATCCTTTACAATAGAGACTCACACAATCCAATGGAGTAAACGACATGAAATACGATCACACAGATTTTTTGGCTAACCCTAAAAAGTACAGCCTGTTTAAGACAGCGACGACAGCAGCGCATTTTTTCGGTGAAGACGGTAACGACTTACCCGAAGGCACGATTGTGGGCCTTGAATACTTAGGCGTAAGGCGCAACCAACTCTACAGACGCGACGAAGCGATCTATCGCCTTAACACTGGTCACACTGTTTACGCTAACTCACTGGTCAACTTTGTACTGTAAGAAAACACAGCCTAAAGCCTTCACGGGCTTTGGGGTGACTTTTCACCAATTCAATCAAATACAGTAAAGGCCCAAAATGTCAAACGTCAACTGGTCAACCCTTTTATCCGATGCTGTCAATCAACCCGGCATTGTGAGCAAGTGCTACAGCACTTTTCACAATTACAGCATCGGCAACCAGATGCTCGCCTACTCGCAGCTTGCAGCCCGTGAAATGCCACTGTCACCGATAGCGACATTCAAAAAATGGCAAGAGTTAGGGCGACAAGTCAAAAAGGGCAGCAAAGCAATTGCCCTGGTTATGCCAGTGACAATCAACAAAAAAGACGACGCAGGCGCAAAAACTGGTGAAGTGTTTTCCCTTTTCACCCTCAAAAACAACTGGTTCACCCTCGATCAAACCGAAGGCGAAGATTTTGCGAACGAAGTCAACACACCTAACTGGTGCGCTGATACAGCACTCGCAGCCCTTGACATTCTTCAAGTGCGTTATGACAGCGCAAATGGCAACTCGCAGGGTTACGCTACTGGGCGAAACATAGCGATAAACCCGGTCGCAGCCTTGCCCCATAAAACACGTTTCCATGAATTGGCGCATGTAGTGCTCGGACACACACTCGAAGGCGCGATGCACGATAGCGAAACTACACCGCGTGATATACGCGAAGTTGAAGCAGAGTCAGTCGCATACATTCTTTGCAGCGTGCTCGCCTTACCCGGTCTGATTGAGTCACGCGGTTACATCCAAGGCTGGTTAGCTGGTGGCGAGATAACCGACAAATCAGCGCAGCGCATATTCGGGGCAGCCGATAAGATTTTGAAGGCAGGCAAGGCTTGATTTTCAGTGTTAGGGGGCTTACCCCTAACGCGGACAATCCGTCCGGTAACAGTAGAGTAAACATCATGACCAAAATTGGAAACAACTATTTTGCCGAAGTTGAAATTTATGGCAGACGCTATCTTGCCAAAGTTTTGAAGGCGCACCCATGCGGAACCCTTGACGTTGAATTGTCATCGGGTAAGTGTTTTCGGGTTAGTGGCTTGTCAGTGGCTAAGGGGTAAGACTATGAACCATAAAACGCATTTGTCATTCTCTCAAAATGGCTGGGTTCTTATCCACCAAGGTTCGCCCTTGTGTGACTATAAAAAAACCTTTGAAGAAGTTTTAAAGGTTGTTGCCTTCTACCGCGTTACCTTGCCTGAAGTCACTTGGAATGGTGATCGCGGGGAATGGGTCACTACAAACACAATTGAGGAAATGACAACATGAAAAGCCTACTTATTGACCTCGTTAACGCGGCTTTGTTTGCGCTGTTTATCGGCGCACCATTTGCCGGGTTCTTTTACTTTTACGGAGCCTGACACTATGAAAACTTATCAAATCGAATTGAAGCGGGTTTCTTACGTTAACTTGACAATTGAGGCGGAGACATTAGAAGAAGCTGAAGACCTTGCATGGGACGAACTAAGTGAAGACGGGTCATATGGTACGGGATCGGATGCCGATTGGACTCTTGAATCTATCATGCTGGATGACACCGTAACAGAACCCGCGACAGACGACAGCCGCAGTTATGGCCCGCACCATCAAGATGAAGATCAGTTTTATGGCCCATCGTGCCGCATTTAAGGAGAATCAACCATGATCGAATTCACACACGCCACCACACGTTACACCGTCAAGCCCGAGAACGCTCAGGAATACCGAAAACAAGCCGCGAACCCGCCAAAAATCAAGCGTAAGGTTGACGCTAAGAACGACAGCATGAAACGCGGGTATCCGGTGTTTGAGCCTGGTATGACGACTGACGACTATGTGAGCCAGTACGCAAGCCTCAATTCTCGTTTGTTGCTCAAAGGTGAAGGGTTTACGTTTGCCGACCGACCTGCGCCCATGCTGGACGCTGCGCAGCCCGAAGTAATGGAGGAACTGGACGCGGATTACGTTTACACACCCACAAAGGCTAAAAAGCAGACAGTCGCAAGCCTGAAAGCCGCCATTGTGCGGGCGATACAAATGCTGGAAATCTCAGACAGACCCGGCGCAAACGCGGACATCGTAGAATTTTTGGAAGAGGCGCTGCAATGATCTACGCTTGTCTGGCGCTGATTTTGCGCATACTAACCAAGAGGGGCCCTTAGGGGCCCTTTTTCATGTGTTCTCAACGGAGCGCCTGAGCTCCGATTTGCTCATGCGCACGTTATCCGGAGCGCAAAATATGTGTTTCTTGCTCGGGTAATCCTGCGCAGCGATCCGGCCACAGTCAACCCATCCGGCCTCTTTGATCGCGTGCAATAGAGCACCCTGGACGACCTTAACACCCTGCGGCGCGAGACCCTGCAAGCGGTCACACAGCGCATGGAAGGGCGAACCAATGACACCACGGGCAAACTCGCCAGACTTGCGGCGCAGCATGTCCACAATGAAGGCTTCGGCAGTGCTCATGCCGTGTTCGATCATGATCTGCTTAGCCTCAGTTACGGGCGGCGGTGCGGACGGGTTCCAAGCCGAGACATCCCGCGTGTGCAGGTAATGGGCGACTGCCTGGAACCCGTTTTGATGCTTGTACCAGTTCCACAGCGCCAGTGCCTCACGCTCAGTTAACCGGGCGGCTTCGCACCAAATGACAAACCAACGGCGGTCTTCTGAGGGCAGGGAGATAGCGACACGCTCGTTTGAGAACGCAATCACGAAAAGCCGATTGAGGGCATAGTAGGGGTGCAGACCCTTGCGGTTGACGGTCAGCAGCTCAGGCGGCGCAGCGATGATGGGTTTGAGGGTGTTCTCCAGTGCGCGGCGGTCCTTGGCGTCAGCTTGGCGCAGCTCTGAGATCTCCATCACTTCGCATTCGAGGGCGTAACCCCACTGTGAGGTGAGGTCTTCATTCTTGACCAGCGAACAGTTGCGCTTGGCGTCACCACCGATGGCCCAAAAGAACGGCGCGAACATGGTGTCCTTGCCCGAGCCGTGCGTGCCACCCATCAGGATCGCGTGGTTGATCTTATGGCCGGGGAACTGGACCTTGTGGGCGAGAGCGTTTAAGAGGTGCTCACGCTCGAACTTCTCGGGGACTAAGCGCTCGACATGGCGCAGCCACGGGGACACGTCACCCGCCACTGGTTGAGGGCGTGCGTTAACCCATCGGTTGCCGTAGGTTAGCCCGTCCCGGTTGACAATCGTACCCGCGCCAGCGGCGTAGGTCACACTGACCAGCGACTGTGCGCCCTTGTCCTGGCGCTGCTCATCGAACGAATAGCTGGCCTCAACCTTGCGGCCATTGTGAACAGACTTGCAGCCGATGTGCCGGAACATGGCATTGAAAGTGGAGCGCGACAGCTCGCGCCTGTCTTGCAGGTCAAAATAGGCGTCATCGTCTTGCAGGTAGGCGAAGCGGTCCCACCAGTCGGCCTTTTCGACCCGCGCCATTTCCTTGCGCTGAGTTTCGGCCACCACTGTAGCGGCCACGTTGGGGAACTCGACCGTAGGCGTCAGTTTAGACAGGGCCGACTCCATGGCGCTCACCAGCAGCTCGTCGCGCAGGCCGGGCGAGTGGACCGGGCCGCCACTGTCGGCCACCCACTTGAGGAAAACGGTGGAGTCCAGATCTAGGCAGTGCGAGTGCAGGCAGCAGTAGGCGCGGCTGGTGGGCAGGTAGCGGCCCTCGGGGTTGCCGTCGGTGTGCTCGGCAGCGTTGGGGCAGGCCACGGCAGCCCAGCCTTCTTGGTTCGGGTTAGAGAGCACCAGGCCGTTATCCGACAGCCACGCCATCACGTCGTCGCCACCATCGTCTTGGACTCGGACCGGGGCGTAGACCGACTCGACCGGGCCCGGCGTGACGTTCATGGCCGCGCACAGATCTTCGAGGGTGTACTCACGCTCTGGGTTGAACTCGACCAGCGCAGCGGCGAAGCTGTCGCGGCCCGGTTTCAGGTTGATCGAGCCGGGCAGCCGGAAGTTGCGCACGGCGTTGATTGCGCCCTTGTCGGTGTAACCCGCCTCGGCGATGGCCTTGATCGCGGCAGCGAAATCACCCTTGCGCGGCTGCTCACTGAAGGCGTAGCCCCACTGAAACGAGCCGGGCGATGTCTCCATGATCCAAGTCGGGGGCAGGGGGCAAGTGTTGGGCACCTTGTCCGTGCCCACGTCGTCCAGCACCATAACGATGACGAACTCGCAGTTAGCAGCGGAGGCGCTGACGTGGCCATCCTTGAAACGGTCAACGATGAAGCTGGCGGTGTTGCCGTACCAAGCGCCGGGTTTCATCTTGTGGCCGGGCAGGAACGCTGGCCAAGTCGCCTTGATTGCGCCGTCGGCGTGCAGTTGAATCTCACGACCGACGGGTTTTTGCAACACCATCAAAGCGGTCTCGCCCTCAGCGGGCAGTGAGCAGATATAACTGATAAAATCCATGCGGTTTCTCCTGTTGGGAACTTTAGCCTCCGAGCCTCAAACTCGGGGGCTTTTCTTTTTAAAAATTTATTTAGGTTACGAGTAACGGGTGGTGGTGACGCCCTCGGCGGCTAAGGGCAAGCCCTCGGCCCAGGCGGGCGGGCTGCACATGATCTGGTGCATGTGGGCGGCGACTGCCTCGGCCTCTTGAGCCGGGCACTCGACAACGATCTCGTCGTGGACGTGAAGGACGACGCCATCGAGCTGGCGCAGTGAGTGGCGCAAGATGTCGTGTGCTGCCGCCTGCGTGACATTCTCGCAAGCCAGGCCACGCCACAGACGGGCGCGGGGCCACTCCTTGGCGTCGGCGGCGGGTTTCCATGCTGCTTTGGTGTATGTCACGTTGCCTTCGGCGTCAAATTTGGCGTTGGGGTAGCACAGAACCCGGCCAGAGGGCAGACTGTACCAGAGGGTCTGGCCGTCGAACAAGTACACAATGCGACCTGCGGCAAACTCAAAACCTTTGTTTCGCATCGCCCGAAGGTAGGCGGCTTCGAGCTGCTGGCCGTGGGCCTGCGCCCAAGGATTGGCCCTGCGCCAGCCCTCCACGGCCTTGTTCACCTCAGACACCGACAGCCGGATACCGTAGGCGCGGCCAAACACCTCGAACGCGCCCGCACCGCCCAAGAATCCAAGGGCGAGCTCCTGAACTTTCCCCACCTGCCGCTGGTCCGAGGTGACATCGGCGTAGGCCACGCCGAACGTCGCGGCTGCGTTGACCTTGTATGGGTCCATGCCCGACCGGAACACGTCCAGCTTGGCCTCGCCTGCCGGGCAGTTGGACAGCCACGGATGCACACGGCCCTCGATGGCCGACCAGTCGTAAGCGATCAGGACGTGGCCGGGCTTGGCGATCAGCGCGGGCCGGAGCATCCCCTTGAGCACATCTGTAATGCGGCGACCAAATCTTGGTGTGATTGCGTGCCCACGCACCATAGCGTGGCGTACTTCATCAGGCTCTTTGGCGCATTTGCGGGTAAAGTTGTGAACCTGAGCGCCATAGCTCGACGCTCGTCCGGTGGCAGCCCCTCCAGCAAAAACGAAAGCGCCTCGGACTCGGTGATCTTCTTCATCGGCGAGATTCGAGAGACGGTTGAACTTCGCGACCGAAGACGCCCAGAGGTCGTCTGCGCATTGAATAACGTCTGCAACATGGGGCGGAATCTCATCGGGGTCTTCCATCGCGAGCAGGTTGGCCCGCACAGTCTTGTCAATCGAATACTTCTCGCCCGTCCACATCAGTTTCTTGGCCTCTGGCCCGACACGCTCCAGCACCCACTCGCGCATCTTGGGACTGCGCACGCTGGTGATCTCGCCGTCGGTTACCTCGGACACGATCTGCTGAATCTCGACGGTCTCATCGGCGGCGTATTTGATCGCGGCTTGGCACAGCGGCACGTCCACCAGCACACCACGGTCGTTGATCTGCTCGTTGACGTGGTAATCCTTGAGTTCGTCATCCGACAGCGGGCGCAGCGCTTTGCTGACGAGACGCATCACACGGACGTCTTGCTCGCAGTAACGGACCATCTCTTCCATGAGCGCAGCGTCCTCACGGAACTGGCCGTTGGGCTGCGGCACGGACAGCAGGCGGATCAGTTGCGAGCCGCGATGGTCCTTGCGCATGTCAGCGCCAGCAAATCGCCCCACGTCCTCCAGCGAGCCAGGCGCGCAGTTGGCGCGGGCCTGCGCTGCGGTGCAGTAGAACTGCTCCAGCTTGAAATCTATCTGTAAGACGTACCAAAAGATCAGGCGCTCGAAGGCTGCGTTGTGAGCGTAGATCAGGCCGGTATGATTGCGGACAGCGGCGGGGAATTCCTGAGAGGGAACCCATGTCTGCACTTCTTCGTCGCCGAAGGCGTAGGACATACACAGCACGTCGGTGCTCGCATCTTGCGCGTAGTTGTAGACGCCCTTGGCCTTCAAGTCACAGCGCGATCTGGTCTCGAAATCACAGTACAAGACGGTCATACCAACAACCCTAAGTCTTGCATAGCTTTAAGCGCGGCCACATTTTCTTCACCCCATGCGGCCAACATCGAACCGCACCCAGCCCCGCTTCCACCAGTCAAGCCTAGCCCATCTACAAATTTGATGCGCCCGCGTAAAAACAAAATAGCATCCGCTTTTGCGATTGATTCGTGAAACCAAGAGCAATCTGTCCGGGCGAACACCAACGCCACACCGTTTCGATGCTCGTGCATTTTTTTAAGCCATGCGGCAGTATGTTTGCCGTAAGGTGGATTTAACCAAACACGACCGCGCCAAGGCGAAGTTAAGCCATCGTCTGCAATGGTGTAGCGATGTTTTGCGGGTATCCACGCCACCCCTTCTAAGGGCTGGCAAGGGTCAAGGTCGAATGTCAAACCCAAACGGTTAAACACCCACGGCGGCGTGTACCAATCCACCGATGTGTTGTTTTTATTGTCGTGCGTAAAACCAGTAGCTTTCATGTTGCGTTCCTTTTCCAATGCCCACTGTCACTGGGCATCAGAAAAGGTTACGCTGCGCGGCGGCGGCGGGCTGGTGCTTCTTCAGCGGCCACTTCTGGCGCTTCGCCGTCCATGCTCATCCACTCCACGATCTCAAAAACCGGGGTGTAGATTTTGCCGTAGGACTTGTGCTGGTAATGGTCCTTCTTTAGACGCACGATGGCCACTGGTTTGGTCTGGTCTTTGTCCACCTGATCAGCCAGGGCCACGGCCAGGGTCTGCACCGCACGCTTACCGCCGACTGACGTCACGGTGTAGCGGGCTTCCAGACCCTTGTCGTCGCCAGAGACGCACTTCATCGACATGCCGACCTGTGACTCCCAGCCCTTCTTGGCACCGGGGGGTGCTTCGTCGAGTTCTGGCAGAGGGTTGGCGATGCCGACCATCTTTTCGCCGAGCACCTCACCGTCGCCCCAGGCGATGAAGCCGTGGACGAACGACAAAGGATTGACGGCCCAAGTCGAGCCTTCTTCGATCTCGGTCTGGTCTGCACCGAAGACCCAATGGCCGCCTTTGTCCATCTTGATGATGGCCACGCCAACGTCGCCACTAACGGGTTGGAGGTTACGCAAGGCGCTGGTCAGGGCGGGGAGGTTTGCTTTGGAGAATGTTGCGAGTTGCATATCTTACTTTCACTGGAGTTTAGAAATGGCGGCCCGAAGGTCGCCGAGTTGCAACACTGCTGGGCGGGAATCATCCTCGCTTGCCAGTGTTGTGCCTGATGACACCGACTTGACGAGATCGTCAGGCAGTGCCAACTTGCGCTTTTTCAGCACCTTCTCAATCTGAGCAGGGCTGCGAATTTCCTCTGGGCTGAACAGCTCGTCACGGGGCACGCCCATGTCGTGCAGCGCAGCGGTTGCTTTGGCGTCATCGACCCACTGACGACGGGCTTGCTTCTGTACAAGTTTATACCCCGGCACGGGCACATTTTTCTCAAGCAACTGAAACGCCAGCGCCCGCAGGTCGGTGATCCAGCCCTCCAGCACGTCAGCCTTGGCCAGATACTGGCCGAGCGTAGCGGCGTCGATCTCTTTGATCTTCACCAAGGCCGCACGCTCAACAGCGCCCGTCATCTGAGGGCAAACGGGCTTGGCTGCGCACCAGCGGCAGTGATCGCCAGAATGCAAAACTGCGTCGGGATACTGAGACTCTTTAACTGCCTGCACCAGCGTCTGCTCAAACTTCGCGATACGCTCTGGCGTTGTCGTCCAGCGGCGGATCATGGGCGGCTGCACGATCACGCACTCGATCTCGGTCGCGCCCTCGAAGGCCCACTTCAGAGCATCGGTTCGCATCGCGGCGGCTGCGTAGAACATGAGCTGTTCGTTTTCTTCTGCCGACACCATCACACCATCGCCGAACTTCCAGTCCAGCACCACGGCCTTGTCGCCCATGCGGCCCACGAAGTCGGTCGAGCCGAACACACCCGGCAGCAGATCACCGAAGCCGACGCGCGTCTCAACTTCGTAGCTCATCTCCTGCTTAGGGTCGATCTCGTCCAGCAGCGCCAGTGCAGGCACCAGCTTATCGTCGATCAGGTCTTGCGTGAGCACTTGGTCTTGATACTTCTTGCCGAGGAAGGACTCCAGCGGCTGGAGCGTTGCCAAGTGCTCGGCAATCGTGTCGTGCAGCAGTGTGCCTTCGTCGGCGTACTTGCTGCTGGGCTTTGGGGGCATCTTCTGCACCAGCGCCACACTGCCAGGGCAGTTGATGACGCGCTTGGCGGTGCTACCGCCGACGATGTTACTGTGCTGCATTTCGGGCCTCCATCATGGCATCTGCCCACTGGTAAGCTGTATCAGCAAGAATGCCCTTTGCAATTTCGTGCATTTCATCACTCTCGTACTCACCCTGCATAGTTTTAAGAATAAAGCGGTGATCTTTACCCATTAATTTATGCAATGCTTGCACCGCAAAGTAGTCACGCAAGGTTGGTGTGTTATTCGACATTTTCTGTCTCCGTCAAAGCGATCAGGGCGTCGCGCAGTTGCTCTGCCTGCTCTTTTGAAAGATGGGTGGATGTGTAAGCGCAGTGGCGATGGAGGCTGATCCAGATGCCACCCTCGTATGGGGTGAGGTTGATGTTGCTGTACTCGGCGCCTTTAATTGAGTAGTCCATTTGACTGTCCTGTAGTTGATGAGGCGTTCAGTGTATCACAGAAAATATTTGTTGTGCAAATCTTTTTTTCATGTATTATTCGGGCTATGAACACACGACACACACCCTTTCCTTGGGATATTGGACTTGTTAACAGCGGATTAGACGATGGACACGTTGCGGTGTTCACTGACTACGACGACGAAGATGAAGACGACGAAAACCGCGCTAACGGCGGCTGCAACATAGCTATTTGTTTCGGCCCTGACAAATTTGCAAACGCTAGGCTGATCATGGTCGCGCCAGAAATACTACTCGCATTGGAATGTTTGATGGATGCTTTCCCTCCAGTAGACCGCAAAGGTAAGGCGCTGCACAAGAGGGCTATAGCCTTAATCGCAATGGCAAGGGGAGAAGACGATGCTTGAGAAGCAAGTCGAAGCCCACCTCGTCAAGCGCGTCAAAGAGCTGGGCGGAAAGGCGTACAAGTTCACCAGCCCTGCGCATCGCGGCGTGGCCGACCGGATCGTATGCCTGCCCAACGGCCAGACATGGTTCGTTGAGGTCAAGACCGAGGGCGGCAGGCTGTCGGAGTTGCAGAAGGTCTTCGCGGCTGACATGGCCAAGATGAATCAGAAGTACGTTTGTTTATGGAATAAGGAGCAGATTGATGGGTGGCTGCGTGAAACTGCGTGACTACCAAGAGACAGCGGCTGACTTCTTGTACGAGCACGACCGCGCCATGATCTTGGCTCCGGTGGGTGCTGGCAAGACGGCCATCACGCTGACGGCCATGCAGGACGTGCTGATCGACGGCTACGCCATACGCTTCCTCGTGCTCGCGCCCAAGCGCGTCTGCACCGACGTGTGGCCAGTCGAGCAGCCCAAGTGGGCACCTGGCTGCACCTTGGCCGTGGCCGTGGGCACACCCGCGCAGCGCAAGGCAGCGCTGTACAGTGGCGCTCAGATCATCGTCACCAACTACGACAACATCCAGTGGCTGGCCGAGCAGAACCTGGCGCACATCAACGCCATCGTGTTCGACGAGCTGACCAAGCTGAAGAACCCCTCGGGCGCACGCTTTAAGGCGCTGAACAAAGTCATCGGCGATGTCGGCATTCGTTGGGGTCTGACTGGTTCGTTCACCAGCAACGGCCTTGAGGACGTGTTTGGGCAGTGCAAGATCGTAGACCAGACGCTGCTGGGCCGCGCCAAGGGCGCGTTCATGCAGCAATACTTCATGCTGATCAACAAAGAATTCGGCGACTGGCAGCCCCGCAAAGGCTCGCTGGAACTGGTCATGCAGCGCATCAAGCCTGCGACGTTCGTGTTGGAGCCTGGCGAGTACAAGGACAAGCTGCCGCCCCTGCGCACCGTGGAGGTGAACTGCAAGATGGACATGACCAGCTACAACAAGATGAAGAAAGACTTCGTGCTGGACGACGTGGTGGCGGTCAACGCTGCCGTGGTCACGCAAAAGCTCCAGCAGATGTCGTCCGGTTTCCTGTATTCCGACAACGGCCCAATCTGGCTGTCAGCGCATAAGTTTGACCGCCTTGAAGAACTGCTCGATGAGAACCAACATGCCAACACCCTACTGGTCTACCAATACCAAGAAGAACTTGCCGAGCTTAAGCGACGGTTTAAACACCTTACGACCCTTGACGACGTCGACGCCATCGAGCGCTGGAACAGAGGTGAGGTCAGGCTGTTGGCCGTCCACCCCAAATCGGCAGGCCACGGGCTCAACCTCCAGCACGGAGGCTGTCATGTGGTGTTTCTGTCACTGCCGTGGAGTTTGGAGTTATACGAACAGACCCTTGGTCGTCTGCACCGTTCAGGCCAAAAGAACCCTGTGTGGTGTTACGTCATGCTGACCGACGGCACTGTCGATCACAAAATCTGGGCGGCGCTGCACGACAAGCTATCCCTTTCTCAAATCGCCTTGGAGGCACTCAAATGAAACGAATCGACCAATGGAAAGCCAAACTGCGGGCAGCCAAGTCCGAGTTGCGGCACAAGACGCGCCAGCTCAACGCAGCGCAGCGATCGCACGACCGCACGACCAAACTAATTGACCAACTGGAGAAGAAAATTGAACTACACATGGCGAAGTCTTAACGACGTGCTGGCCTCGATGCCAGAGGCCACGGTCAAGTCGCTGCTGGACGCGGAGATGGCTGGCCCTCGCCGCGTCAAGATCATCGAGCGCCTGCACCAGCGTTACAACACGCTGCGTGTGGCCAGAGAGAGAGCCGAGCTGCTGACGCTGGCCACCAAGTCATGAACAGGTTTGCGGCGTGGGAAGCGCACAACCTGGCCAAGTTTGCCCAAGACGCCGCCAAGCGGTTGTCTGAGCAAGACGAGCTGATCGAGAGTCTGCAAGCGGACTTGAAGACAGCAATCCGTGCCTATCGGCACTTAGTAATCGAAGGAGCAAATGATGATCTATCCATCCGTACCGAACAAAGATTTCAAGTGGAGCAGCGGGGCTGACGTTCAGGCCACCTGGCGCAAGTGGGGCTGGACCCCACCCTCAGAGAAGATGACACCGCCGCCGCCAGAAAAACAAGTGACATTTGAAAAAGTCAGGAGATTCAAATGAAAGACGAGGCACTACGCATGGCGCTGGAGGCGTTGGAAAGCATACATCCCAAGGAGTACTGGAATAAGGCCATCACCGCCATCAAGCAAGCACAGGCTGCACAGCCAGCCGTGCCCGATGCTTTTGGCACGCGAGAGGGTGAGCATCCCCAATACATCCAAGGCTGGAACGATTGCAGAGCAGAGATGTTGAGAGGCAAGCCATGACAGCCAAACTCTACCGTGCCCCGGTCGTCACGCTGGCGCTGACCGAGGCCCAAGTTGCAGCGATCACAGAGCCTGCGCTTGCGGGCCTACGCAAAGAGCATGAGCGCATCTTAAAGCGTGAGGCCAGGAAGCTGGACAAGGCGCTCGCAGCAGCCAAAGAAGCTGCTGCTGACTACCAACGCACCCGTACCTTGGCACTCAAAGCCCAGGGCGAGATACGCGATCTGAAACACAAACTGAGGGAATACCAATGAACTGCTGTGACGATTTTGGAGACTGCAATCAAGGCCGCAACTGCCCGGTGCGTGTGGCTAAGTACAAACCTGTTATGCGGGCCGCTGACCCGCTGCCGCCAAGCATCTGGCGTCAGCAGCTTCGGTACCTAGCCGAGTGGGTGCTACTTAGCCTTGTCGGCGTGTTGTGGATAGCTTTTTTGTTGTTGCTATTTTGGAGCGTAACCAAATGAACCCGTTTGAATGGAAGAAAGACCCGCGCCCGAGCATCTTTATGAAGGATGTCTCGTACCGCGCCAAAGGCGTACCCGCCACGACCGACTACAAGGCGTTTGGCATCTACAGCCGCGCCAAGCCCAGCGTCAAGCCGCAGCTCAATAAGCATGAGCTGTCCAAGGGACGGCTTTGAGGCTTATTCTTGTGGCTCTTGCACAGCGCCGCGAGCAGCGCCTGTTGTCAGGTCTTGCACAGCGTCAGCAACCCACTGGATGCCGTACTTGCGGCCCACGTCGATGGCGTCTTGGATCTTCTTCTGGTCAAACCCTGCGACGCGGGGTTGGACAGCCTGGAAAACCTTGACGGCATCGCTTGGGTTGAGCAGCAGCTCTTTCAAACGCGCTTCGGTGGCCTCAGACGCCTTCTTAGCCCAGAACTTGCTGAACGTAGATGTCACGGCGTACACCCACCCAGACACCGGGTTGTAGATGCGCGACAGCACTTGCTCGGGCGGCAGGCCAGTCATCATCTCAAAACCCGTTCTAGGCAGCGTCTCACCCCTGAACGGCACGTTGGTAATGTCCTTGGCCAGACGGTCTGTCACGGTCACAAAGTCCTGCACCTTTTGAGCGTAGGTCGGGCCAAACACGCGGTTGAACACCGCAGCGTTGTTTCGGTCGGACAGCGCAGCGATGGGGTCTTTGGAAGACACCAGGTCGTCCAGCATGAACGACCGCACAGCGTTGACGGAATCCTTGTTTGCGCCGTACTGCTGCATGAACTTGTTGGTGAACTTTACGTCGCCGTACATCTTGTTGACCAAATCCTGCGGGCTGCCCATGCCTTGGGCGCTGATGATCTGGTCGCCAGCCACACGCTGGAACTCGGCGTTCAGGCGGCTGCGCTGGGCGATCAACTGCTGCACGTCTTGCGTTGCGCCTTGCAGCTCATCGCGCAGACCGGGCACCATCGACACGCCGCCTTCGTTCTTCTTGAGCCACTTGGCCGCTGCCTTGGGGTCCAAAACGTCGTTCTTGAGCGCAGCGTTGGTGAAGCTGTCCAAGAAGGCCGAGCGCACAAGCTGGGTACCTTCTGGCCCCACGGCGTTGACGAACTCGGTGACGTTGGACTTGTTGCCGATGATGGCAGGCGCGATCTGCTCCACAAACTTCTTACGGTCCACAGCCGCCAAGGTAGCCGCGTCAAACGGCAGGCCGACCTTTTGCAGATACGCCTTGTCGGCGTTTCGGTAAGCAGTGACAAAGTCAGGGTCGAGGTTGTCGATGTGACCGCCGACACGCGCCTTCAACTCAGACAGCAGTCGGATGTCGGTCGGCACGTCGGTCTTGCTCAACTGGCGGTTGATCTCGCGCTTGAGCGAGTCCAAGTCTTCAATCGTGGCCGCGCTGAACTCTCTGCCGCCAGGCGTCATCGGCACGCCTTCAACGGTCAAGATGGCACTTGGCTCGGTAGCCGTAGGCTTGAACCGGGACTGGACCCGGCTGTAAATAGATGGGAACGTCTTGAACACGTCAGACGCACGCTCGCCAGCCACGAAGTTGAAGATGTCGTCCACCGATCCGGCGGGCAATTCCACATTCTTCGCTTTGGCGATATCAAACGCTTCGGTGTAAAGCGGCTTGACCTCAGCGTAAGCTGCTTTTTCTTTCTGCGCAACCAGGTTGGACACGCGCTGGCCAAACACGTTGGGGTCCACCGACTGGCTCTTGTAAGCGTCGGCGATCTGCTCGTCCAGCGAACGAACGCGGCGGGCTTGCGCCTTGACCAAGTCAGGGCCAGTCGCCGTGACAACGGCCTTGGTTGGGTCGCCAAACAAACGGATCTGGTTTTGCAACAGCGCGGCTTTGGCCGCTTCGTACTGGTTGCCGTACTGAGCGCGGAACACCGGGTCACGCGACGACAGGTTCTGGATGAAGTTGTTGATGACCGGGTTGTCGGCCAGCAGGGCGGACACGGGCATCTGCACCGCAGCGCCGCCAGGCGCTTTGAGGGATACGCTCTCTTGCGCCTTGGCAGCGTCAGTCAGCGTCTTCATGAAGTTGGGGTCGGCAGCGCCTGCTGCGATGAAGATGTTGCTGATGCGGTTGTCCACGTCTTTCAGCAGTTCATCCTCGGGGACCGTGCCGCGCACCTTGTCCCACTGGCCCTTGACCACATCGAAGCCTTTGCCAACCAAAGGCGTGGCCTTCAAGGCCGTGCCCGCGCTGTAAGCCGAGCCAGCGCCACCCAACAGGCCGCCAGTAATCTGACCGATTGTTGCACCTGTTTCGCCGCCCATCTTTGCGCCAAACGCGCCGCCCGCTTGGCCACCACCTTCAGCGCCAGCGCCCACAACGATTTGCTCGGCGGGGCGCATGATGCTCTGGCCAAACATCCCCATGCGGCGAGTTGCTGCCAGCGCGGGGAACAGATACGACTCGGGCGACGTAGCGGCTTCAATACCAGCGGCTATGATCTTCTGGCCGCCGCCCTGCGGCTGCACACCTGTCGTGCCAAGCGCCTGCATCAGCGGCTGGCGCACGGCCTCGCGGCCTGTACGGTAGGCGTCGGCGATGCCCGCAGCGGGCGCTTGCGCTGGCTGACCAGCCGCGCGCATCCCAAGCTCCAGCGGATTAATGCCGAGCCGGGATAGCGTGTCAAACACGACGTTGGCCGCGCCAGACACCATGCCTGCGCTGCCTGCCAGACCTTTGCGAGCGGCCTCAACGCGGTAGTCGCCTGCTGGGGCTTCTTGGTCCAGAACAAAGCCAGAAGGCAGTCCTGAAGACTGCGCGGATTCTGGGTCTAAAACAAATCCTGCTGGTAGTGCCATGCTGTTACCTCACTGGGGTCCATGTTTTGCCGCCGTCAGTAGACATGATACGTTCTTTGGTCTGGGGGTTAGTGGCGTATTGGGGCGCAACAGCCGCCGCCGCAGCGCGGGGGGTCAATTCTGAAAAAGTCAGTGCTTCGGTTACCGCGCCAGCATCGTATCCTGGCGAACGCAATGCAATCTTACGCTGCTGTTCAACTTCAGTGGTTGCTTTGCGCGCAGCGACTTTGCGAATAGCTTCCAAGGTTTGCTTTATTTTGTTTTGCGTATCAACGGTAGGCGTTGAAGTAAACAGTTTGGATGTGAGATCGGCAAAACCACCCAGCAATGAGGGATCACCGCCAGCCTGCTCTACATCGCGTTTGCTCAATTGGCTATCGCCCAAAGCCTTGGCAAGTTGAACCCGCGCGGCGTTAAAAGACACAAAGTTCCCTGTTGCCAGCGAAGTTTCAATCGCTTCTAAAGCCTGATCAGCCGCGTTAACAGCTTTAAGTTGCGGGTCAATAGTGCTCTGCACTTTGGCGCGGAAGGCTGGGATGTCCACCAAAGCAGTTTGACCTGGCAACGCAAGTGTCGTCGCGCCAGCTTTGGCCTTACTCTTATTTTCATCTTCAACGCGCTTGTTGACCACAGCTTTTTGCGTAGGCGTCAACTGAGCAAATGTTTGGTTGTTAAACATTTCACTAGCCACGGCCTCGCGGTCCGCGCCAAACGCTGGGCCTTTGTCCCCCGGCTTGGCGATGACGTTGCGCAAGTTGGCCAACTGTGTGCCGACGCGGCGCAGCGCAATATCGCGCTCAGGCGACTCAGGCAGCGCCGTCAGCGTGGTCATTGTTTCTTCAAGATTGGCCAACTCACGCGACACTTGAATGTCTGTTGGCACCACCGCTGTGCGCTCGCGTGTTGCTGCGGCGGTAGACGCAGCCGCAGCCGCGTTACGCTGGCCGATCAAAGCACCGCTTTCCTGCTGCTGACGGAATATCTGCGCCAACTGCTGCAAGCCCACGGTGTCGCCCGCCTGCCGCAGCATGGCCATGCCCTGCTGGATAGACGCGGGGTCAGTGAGGTCGATCTGCTGCGCGATCTGCTGACGCGCCGTGATGCGCTGCAACTCAGGGTCTTGACCACCGAGAGCACCGCCGATAGCGCCGCCCAGCATGTTGGCACCACGGCCAATGGCGTAGTTCGCCCGCTGGAACGGGTCCAGCTTGGCGTATTGCAGCGCCTGGGCATCGGCCCGGTCTTGCTGCTGCTGTTGGTACATCTGAGGTGAAAAGCCGAACAGGGATGGAACAATATCTGCCATGTCTTACTCCTTAGAACCCGAAATTCTGCGCGGCCAACATCTGCGCTTGCTGAGTCTGCGGGTTCGCAAACGCGCCAGCCAAATACTGGTCTTGCTGACCATACGCGCCTTGCGGCGTACCGCCAAACGGGTTGAATTGGTTTGCCAGAGCGTTGGTTAGCTGCTTGTTCTGCGACGCGCCAACCAAAGCCGTGGCAAACGGGTTGTAGGCGTTGGCCGCAGCGTTAGAGCCAGCCGCTGCCATACCGCCGCCATACAGCGCGTTGGCCCCCGTGGTGTTGACGTTGCGCCCACCCAAAGCCGAGCCCATGTTCAATGCGTCTTGGCCCAAAGCCTCCAGACCAGTCGCGCCTTGCAGGTACGCTTGGTACGGCCCCAGAGCCGCAGCCTGACCGCCGTAGCCTTGCGTGAGCAGGTTGCCACCAGTGCCGAACAGACCAGCACCGAACGCCGTCTGCTGCTGCCCGGCTTGCATGGCCTGCGCGGCCAAACCAGCGTCTTGCTGGGCGATGGCGTTGTAGTACGCCTCCATCTCAGGGCTGGCAGCACCAAGGCCAGCCGCACCGCTTGGGCGCTCGCCTGTGGCCCCAACGGACAGACCGCCACGGCCAGTCTGGAACAACTGGTTTTGGAGCTGCGCAAACTGACGCTCACGGCTTGGGGCCAAGAGGTTCTGTTGACCAGCCATGTACTGCTGCGCGGCCTCTTGGGGTGACTGGGCCAGGTACTGCTGGCCAAGGCCAAACAGACCTTGGGCCGCTTGGCCCAAAGGCGCAAACTGCTGCTGCGCTCCCTCGGCTTGCGACAGCCCGCCACCTGCCAGACCCAAGAAGCGGTCTTGCATGGCCGCCAGTTGGGGGTCGAGCGTGTAGCTGGCCCCAGAGACGCGGCCTTGGGGGTCGGTCTGGAACTGCGACTGGCCGAAGCGGGTCGTGATGCCGACCGGACGGAATCGCGATTCTTCAGCCGCAATCCGCGCCGCTTCGGTTTGTGCGGCTGCTTGGGTGCGGGCTGCGCTCCTAGCAGAACTGCCGCCCATAAGACCACCTAGTAAAGAGGCTCCTGCTGCAATCATTGCTGGCATATCAAACTCCAATCAAAACGTCGTCCACCTTTGACGGGTCTTTCTCGTCGGTGGCGTGAATACAAAACCAAACGCAATCCGTGATCGCCTTGACGCCGTGCGTCAAACCAGCCTTGATCTCAATGCAGGCTGGCGCTTCAACAATGTCAATCTCTGTGCCGCGCAGCACCGCCACCTTGCCAGCGGCCAAGATCGACAGGTGGCTGAACTCATGCGTGTGCTTCAGGATGGCTGCGCCTGCGTTGAACCGCATCTCTTTGGCGTACAGTCCATCGCTGAAGTGGTGGGTGATCATGCTGTCCATTTGTCCAAAGGACAAGTATTTGAAGGCACCCGGACTTTGACCCATATCGGGCAAGAACATTCAGTACACATTGTCTTTGGTGCGTCAGCAACGAGTTTACCCAGCATATCTACAAAGAAATACAGCGGGTCTTCGCTCATATCTTTTGTTTTGTCGCAAGCGGCGCAAGTTTCCATGCGTGTCGCAATGATGTTGCTTGGCGTAATCATCTTAGTTCCGCCCAAACAGTAAAGTCAACGCTACCATTAATACTATATGTTGAACTATTAGGAACAATAAAAGAAAATGGGAAATAAGAAATTTGTGGAACACCACAGCAGTCAACAGTATAGGATTGAAGAATAGTAACTCCATCCACAACAGCAGTAGCCGCACTACCTACACTTCCGCCTCTAACAGAACAACTCACCATAATTGGTTTGCCTGTAGAGTTTGTGTAGTTTGTGTTTAAAGCACGACTTGGATTTTGCCATGTTTGACCAACTCCAACAGACGCTACAGTAACAGCGCCAGTAGAACCGTTGACACTTGTCACACCACCGTTTGCTGCTGTGGTTGCGTTCTGAACAGCCGTAGCGCCGATCTGACCCACAATATCCGCCGCGCTTGCAGCAGCCACTGCGCCAGTGCCAGCACCTTTGAGCAAAGCCCCGGAAGTAAAAGTCGTAGCGCCTGTTCCGCCGTTTGCAACCAAGACAGTGCCTGTGACGTTGGCGGCTGTGCCAGATGTGTTGCCTGTCACGTTGCCTGTCACGTTGCCTGTCACGTTGCCTACAAAAGTGCCTGTGACGTTGCCTGTAAACGTAGGCGAAACCAAGTCAGCCTTGGTCGCCACGGCCACGGCGATGTTGTTGAACTCCGTGTTGATCTCGGTGCCCTTGACGATCTTCAGCGGGTCGCCAGACGGCAGCGCATCTTTCGTGGCGAAATTGGTGCTCTGTACATAGTTACTCATGACATTTTCCCGTCTTTAGACTGAATCTCAATCCGCTGAATCGACAGCGGTGAGCCGTTGATGTTGGTTTCGTATCCGGTTTGCACGATTTTACCGCTGCCGCTTGCGCTGGTCGATAAGGTCTGCAAGGCCACACCTTCCGAATACTCGGCAATGCCATACTCCGCAACGCCGTATTCCGAGATGCCTTGCGTTGGAATCAGCACGTTGGCCGACTGGTAGTTGGCTATGAAATCAAAGCCCCACTTCATCGTCACAAACTGATTCGTGCCGCCGATCACCACCACCTTTAGCCGCTTGAGCAGCGACGTGACGTTCTGGTTGCCCAGATCGGCGTGGTTGGTGAAGTACTGCATCCGGTAGGCCGAGGTGTAATCTTGGTAGGTGCTGTACTTGCCGATGTACCCGTTCTTGCCAATCAACACGTCACCGTTGCGCCGCGAAAGCAGCGCCGTTGGCTCAATCGAGTTCCAGTTGGTGACGCGAAACGAGCCGTCTTGCAACTGCACGCGGGTGTCAAAGCAGTACACCTCTTTGACTGATGGCAGCGTCACCAGATAGAACGCCTCTGCCTCTGAGTACACCGACTTGATGTTGGCCAGCGTCTCGCCAGCCACAATCGACATGAAGTCGCTGCGGATGTTCTTGGACAGGTCACCCAAGGGCGCTGACTTCTCAACAATCGTCCTGGCGAACGACCGGATGCCTGAGTTAGACAGGAACAAGATGTCCTTGCCAGTGCTCTGGATGGTGTCACGGGCGATGCAACCAATGCCCCCCACCGTGTCGCTCAGGCTCATCGTGGCGGGTGTCGTGGCGTTGGCGTACACCAGAATCTGGCGCTTGCCGAAGATGATCAGAAAGCCGTTGTGGGCAGCTAGGCCAGTCACCTCGTCTGAGCCGTTGGGCCACACCCGGTCGATGTTCAGCGTGCCCGCTGTGCCCGTGCTCCAAACGTGGCCGGACAGCAGGTCAGAGAAGAACACCGTCACGTTGTCGGTGGCGGTATCCGCAACCCACAAGCGGCCAAAGGCCGACAGCACGATGTTGCCCGAAGGCACAGTTCCAACGTAGCCTGACTTCTCGCTGACGCGGCGATACGTTGTGGTGCTGATGGTAGGGTCGAAGATCAGCGGGTCGTGGCCCGTCTGGAAGAAGTAGGTGATGCCGTTGAGCGAAGCCACCGACCAGTTGCTGGCGCTGATGGTGGGCGCAGTGCCCCCGCCCCCATAGGTCAACTCAGACACAGCGTTGGAGCCGTCC